GCCGTTCCAGTCGATCATCGTGCCGCCGATGTCGCCGGCTGGACGGTAGTTGTCGGCTTCGACCCCGGTTGTTGGATCGACGCCGCCGGAAGACGGCTGCACAGGATTCAACGTGCTGCTGCCGCTCGAGCCGTCCCACAGCGTGACGTCTGCGTCGTAGTACCCGGAAGGGCTGCCGATGCTCCAGGTATCTGTCGGCACGATGGGACCCGACCGATACACAGGCGTCGGTGCCATGACGTGGTTCGACAGCACCCGGACCAGCTCGTGTTCGCCGGCGAATCTGGCGTACTCGGTCAAGGCGATCGTGATCTCGGCCTGCTTGTCGCCTTCGGGCAGTAGGCGAACACCTACCGTTCGCACCCGTGCCGGATCGCCCTCGGCTGTGCCGTCGATCAGCAACGGTCCGCCAGTCTCGGCCACGATCCCGCCGTAGCCTGTGCCGGCACAGATTAGGTCGCGGATGCCCTTGGCCGTGACCGTTGCATCATCGTTCGTCCGGAACACCCGCGTGTGCGTGTGGGCGCCCCAGTCCTCGCTCGACGCTTCGCCGGCCTTGATCTCGAATCGTTCGACTGTCATGGTCTAGGGTCCGCCGATCGTGCTGGATCTGTCTGTGTCCGTGCCTGGCCGCCGACGTTCTCGATGGCAGCTCGGGCCACGCCGGCCACGCCACCGCCCGCGAAGGCCGTCAGCGCCTCAGGCGCCACGTCAGTCAGGCCGAGCGTGTTGAGTACCGTGCCGAATGCCGAAATCGCAGAACGTCCACCACCCTCGATATCGCCGGCGACCACCTTGCCGGCTGCTTCACCAAACCCCCCGGAAGCCTCTTGCAGCTGCTTGTAGAAATTGATTGCGGCCGCTGCTGCTTCGCCGATCCCAGCCACCAGCGCCGGCAGCTCGTCGGCCAGCGCCAGAATGTGCGGTTCCAGCTGCATAAATCCAGCAGCGAGGCCCCGCACCGCTCCCTCTTCCAGCTGGAGCATGGCGTTGGCGAAAGACGGGCTGATGTTCATCGCGCCGCCGATCAGCTGTGACGCACCGAATCCAGCGATGCCGGCTCCGAGCATGCCCCGGACGCTGGTCAGCCCGCCCATCATGCCGCCGATCGACTTCCGCACAGATCCGAGCGCCCTGGTCAGCTGGCTGGTGTCTGCGCCGAACTTGAATGTGATGCTTCTCGCCATCGGTGCAGCTGCTCCGCTAGTTCCCGGTCACTCATCCGCCGCTTTCCGGTCAGCTCCTCGAGCACGATCCGGAACTCAAACGGCTCCATCCGCCCCACCTCATCGAACGACCAGCCCGTGCGAATCGCCACCTGGGCGATCAGTCGGATCCATTGCGTTCGGTCACGACCTGCATACACGCGGTGAATTCCTCCTTCTCCATCGCTTCAACCTCCGCGACAGAGATGCCGTAGCAGCGGGCCACGGCCGTGATGGCCTGCTCGACTTCGTTGTCGATGCCAGCCAAGTCGGCGTGATCCCGCATGTTCAGGTTCCGCTTGTATGACTTCATCCGGCCGGTGTCCATTCCGTTGCTTCGCCTTCGGTGACTGTCAACGTGAATTCAGTCGGCTGATCCAATGAACCTGTCACGCTTGCAGACGACGCGATCCCCGAATACGTCCCAGCCAACGGTCCGTTGGTGATGACGATCGAAGTCGTGTCGCCTGCTGTCGGAAGGTATCCGTCCTCGCTGTGTCCGTTCAGCGTCACGGTAAAGGGCGAACGGATGCCCGCGAGGTTCTTGCGATAGGCGTCACCCGATGCGGTGACGTCGACCAGGGCCGTATCGCCGCCGGCGAACTCGATGCTGGTGATCAACACCGCCGTGCCGTCGATTGACGCGGTGACTCCGTTGAATGATGTGGCTGCCATGATTAGCTCGCAAAGGTGATCGTGATCGTGATCTCAGTGACGTACACGGGAACCGTGTCGGCCCCACGTTGAAAAATCTCAGCGGATCGGCTGGCTTCGTGAACCGACACGAAGTCGCTCGAGGCCCGCAGGTCGGTCAGAACGTCCGCAGCCAGCGCGTCGGCGTTCAGCCTAGACGAGTGCAGACAGGCGAACACGTAGCGGGCATGGAACGGCCCGCCGCTGGTGCTGGTGCTGTTGGTCGCTCCGGAGTCCTCGAGCCCGAACAGGACCGCCGGCAGCTGCGTTTCGCGGTTGCGGATGTCCGGCGACACGACGACCCCGCTGATGTCGATCGCGTCGTAGATGTCTTCGTTGGCGGTTGCGAAGCTCACAGCATCGACCTCAGCTTTCCGAGTCCCACACGCTTGCCCTGCTCGAGCTGGATGGCGATCGCCTTTTCCATCATGCGGGCCACTCGATCGTTGTAGATGCGACCGACAGGCCGGCGGAACGGCTTGGCGGACACCCGCTTGCCTTCCCACTTCGACCCGCCGCCAGGCGTGTATCCGCCTTCGATCATGTGCGACAGGTAGTTGTAGTAGTGCTTGCCGTTGATGTATTGGCGGGTCACCAGCCCGTCGCGGGTCCGCTTCGCCTCGACGCTGTAGCTGCCGCGCTGCGTCAGGCTCTTGCGTACGCTGCGGATCTTCCGGCCCTTGCCGGCGGCCGTCTTGCCGAACGTCTCGATGCCCCGCCGGCCCTTGACGTACGCGCGTGACTTCCGGCCGAACGGGATCCGGCGGAAGTTCTCGATGCTCTTGTCCCGCATCACGTCAAACGCGACCCGTGCGGCGTTCTGGAGCATGTTCACGCCCTTGAAGCCTTCGAGACTGTCAAGGGTCCGCAGGTACCGCTTGAGGCTGGGCGTCGGGCCGACCTTGACGAGATCATCTTTCATCGTTCCACCGCCACGACTGTCAGCTCGAGATCCCGGCGCAGCCCGTTCGGGTCGCGGATCTGCTCGATGTCGTAGTAGACGTCCCGATACCGGACTCGCCAATCGAAGCCGATCGACTCGGTGAACGGCATGCGGATCAGGGCGGTGAGCTGCCCGGACTGGCGGATCTCGCCGTCGTCGGTCTTGCTGACACGTTCCACCCGGAAGTCCACCATTGCGGTGAACTCAAGCGTGTACGCGACAGTCTCGGATCCGGCATCGTCGACCGTTTCCGAGGCGCTGTAGAACTGAACAGCATGGCGTCCGCCGAAGCTCACAGGCCCCCCAGTTGATAATTTTGGATCAGGGTCCGCAGCGACAACGGGACGTCGTTGTATGTCATCGTCGACACACCTTCCCGATCGGTGAACAGGTGATTCCCGAGATCAAACACGGCCACCTTCACATCGGCCGGCACGTCGCCCGTGACGGACATCGACGCCCGGTACTCGCATCGGGTATCCCAAGTCCCGGAGGCCGTCAGACGGAATTCTGTGGCCCCCCAGACGTTCGCCAGATACCAGTCGGTCGTGACCGCTCCCTCGCTGACGCCATCGCGGTATTTCGTTACGCTCGAGATCGTCGGCGACGGACCGAACGGAACCTGCATGCCAGGCAGGATTGCGATCTCGATCGTGGTCGCCCGCAGATACCAGTTGGTCGCCTTCTCCCACATCGACACGCCGGCGTCCAGCGATCGCTGAAGCGCCGAATTGTCGTCTGTCCACGGAATCCGACAGTGATCCCGGAACGCCGACAGCTGGAAATTGTGGGCCGACTGGCTGGTGATCTGCATCGGTTCCCCCGGAATCCAGGGCCGAGGCCCGAAGGCCCCGACCCCGGAGAAAGGCTAAAGGGATCAGCTCGCCGCGATCTGGAGACGCGCCGAGGAACTGGGCCGCATCCAGCGACCATCGGCCCGCATCCGAGTACGGAAGGCGGTGATGCCGCTGGCACCGTTGGTGAACGGGTCGACTTGACTGGTCACCTGCGAACGGGTCGCGACGACGTAGCTGCCACGCTCGAGGAGAACGGCCTGGAACGACCCGGCCGGCGTAGCGTCGGTCATCGCATCCGAGACGTACACCGGATAGCCGAACAGCGTGCCCATGTTGAACGACTGCTGGATCGTGCCAGTCGCGTTCGGAAGGAACAACGGCCGCCCGGTCGCGCCCGCATCGGTCAGCCCGATGACGTGCTGGAACAGGGCCGGCGACATGAGCCACGACTTTTCAAGGCCCCAGTACTTCGCGGGCATTCCGAAGGTGACGTCCAGCAGATCCTGGTAGGTCACGTCGGCGATCGTGGTGTCACCGCTGCCGGTCGAGATGTCGGCGATGGCGACGGTGCCGTTGACCGCCTCATCCGGGAACGTGCTGGCGATGTCCGCTTCGGCAGCCAAAAGGCCGTCAGGGGCGGTAGCGTTCTGAGCCGCAGCGGTGCCCAAATACTTGGTTTCCCAGAAGTAGGCATGAGCCTCGCCGTGCTGCGTCAGGATCTCATCGACGGCACCGCCACGATTGTCGGAGATCACTTCTTCGGTGATCTTCGTCTCCGCAGCCGACTTGAACGCCCGGATTCGGAGCTTGCCGAAGTCCGGATCAAAGTTGTCGTACGCGGTACCCTCGCCGGTGAAGTCGGTGATGGTCGCTCGAGCAGTGACCATCGGAATTTCCGCATCGCTCGCGTAGCTGCGAACCGTCGCGGCCTGGGCCACGTTAGAACGCGAAGCGAACAGGCGGATCATCTCGTCCTGAAGATCAACCGGGAGCAGGTCGGCAGCGTTGCCACCGAAGTCGATCGTGCGGCGCTCGAAGCTGCCAGGCGACCGCATTTCCTGCTTGAGATCGCTCAGGAACTGCGTGCGAATCTCCTGCTGCGATCGCTGCTCCGGCTTCCGCTCGGCGCGGAACTCGAAGGACGGCGCGCTCAGCGACTCCTTCGCGGACGCGATCGTCTCAGCCTTGGCGATCTCAGCCTGAAGGCCACGAAACTCCACGTCGGACTTCTCAAGTTCTGCCACCTGATCGGTGGTCAGTTCCCCATCGACCGCCAGCAGCGCGTCGATCCGCTTTCGGGCTTCCATCGCATCGGCCCGCATCGAAACCAGGTCAGCCATTAGGCTTCCCCCCGTAAGTAGCGCGGGCACCCGG